GGCTCAATTGCTATAGGACGATCTTTTAGACCATCCTTAGGCACTGTAGTCATACGGTTTCCGCTGACTTCCTTGAAAACCCATTCCCAAAAGGCATATGGGTCAAGAATAAGATGCATTGGAACACCTTTCTCTCGACGATATTTATCTTCAAGTGCGCCCCACCACAGAGGATGAGACATTATCAGCTGTACGGCATAGCCCTTGCTCTCGGAAGTTACAGAGTAAGGCGTATCGTGGTACTTGTAGTACTGGGTAACACGATTGCCTTTTGTGCACAACGAGGAGCCTGGTCCATGTTTGGCGCTCCTAAAAATAGCGTCCATATCGGGACTTTCACCTATTACCTGAACGATAAAATCTCTCATTAAATCAAGAGACCCAGCAAGTGTCGGATGTGTTTCATTAATCCGAATTAAATCTTTGAAGCCACTAATGTTGAAGTTTTTACAACTTTCTTCAGCTTTCATGGCGCCATCGATTGCAACTTGACGGCGATGTTCAGTATCCCCTGGAAAAGGGAATTTTTTCAAAAAGGCGCCAACTTGGTACTGAGCAAAGAAGTTCGCAGTGCTCATACCGTCTGAAGCCATACATCGTGGGCTCCATACCTCCGCGTAATGATAAAGCTTGTCCTTATCTCGTGTTCTTACACAGAGATTTAGGGCCTTTACATCAGCGCTTGGGAGGAAGTCGGTTAATCCCTCAACAATTTTCCCGAATAATTTCCATTGGAGATTCTTCGGCGCATTTACCTTATGAAGAGTAAATGGCTTTTTCTTATTCCTGTGCTTCTTTGTTTTTTCCATGAAGTCAGATCCTTTATATAGAACCCTTGTCAGGGCTCAAGTTGGAGGAGGTTACTTATCTGGAGCGATGTTCTTGCTCATCAAAGTATCCATAAGAGAATCGTCATCTAGCGCTGCGATGAGATCCTGCCGTAATTCCATAACATCCGAACCGCTAGTCCCTACGGGAATAGAAAATTCTATTTTTCCGAGAAGGGGCTGAGTGATTTGGGTCGATGGGTCGGTGGAGTTGACATCAACAGTGCGTCTTCGAATAATTTTAGGTCGTGTGACTCCCAAAAACTGACCATTTGGTCTAGGTTCACTAGTCTCGAAAGATAGCGTACTTGGCCTGGCAGTTGTATGGTGGTTATCCTCATGGTACAGAGTTTTAAGTCCGTTCATGAGAACACGCGCCCTAGTGAAGATCTTAGAAATTAAGGTTTCATTGTTTGCTACGTCCGATTGGAGTGTTAGCATGTTTTTATTCCTTTAGGTTGTTAAATCCGCCGTTTAGCGAAAAGAGTTGCGAAACCCTTTAAGTATAATGGCAAGGTCTAATAATTTCAGAATATCAAGATTGATATCCCACGATGGAAGCCAGGGTACGACAGGGTCAGGTGACCTTGTTTTCTCCTTGAATTCCGTTAATACCGTCAATATAGGGGTTTTAAACTCCCTACACAGACCAGCTTGATTAACGAAACCACCATAACGGACGGTATTTTGTCCTGAAAAAGTGGTACGCTGAATCTCTGTGGTTACTGTTTCAACGGTACACCAGTTTGCAAGCACGTTGGTGTTTAATTTAGGAGAGTGCGCAGAAATAATGTCGGCTATGTTGCAAAACCAGTCGACAATAAAACTGAATGGCACAACTTCCCAAACGGTCTGAACTACTTGATCCAAACCCCACGAATTTGCACCCGTGGACTCAACGTCGAACAGGATACCAACTCCAACGCTTACGCGTGTGGAAGAGGTAGTTTCTTGCACGGCAAACAAGTCGTACAAGGAATTCACTGCTCCGTAAGCATATGTTGCTGAAGTGACGTTAGACGGGATAGAACCCGTTTCACGCCAACCACGCGTCATACGCGGAGAAGAGTAAACCCTGTTCATTGCCTCAAGGGCCCCTTGCACCTCGCCCGCAAGCGGACGTAGCGCATAGCGATACTCCATGTAAAGCTTGGAATACTGCATAGGGGTTATCTCGTTTTTGACCTGACGTAGGTCTAAACGCCTCAAAGCACGGAGAATTTTGACTACGCGAAAGAGGACATTACCAATAAAATTGATAGTGTCTTTACCTTCGGCAATCGATGCAAGAATTGCTGCACTTTCATCATGTACCCTTGACCATGCTTTAACGACAGCTTTATTTTTGAGCTCGTCGATTAAGTCTATGGTGTCAGGGTGATGAGTAAGCGTAACATCCGATGCATCTTGGGGCTTCGCTGTACCAATTAAACGGGACTTCCAAGTTGGCCGAACTGACCAGCCTGAAAAAAGAAGATCAAATTCTCCAGTAACACTGGAGCTCATGTTCTTCTCCCATTTGTAGAAGGGGTTATTAAAAATTTCCCCTCTAGATCGGCGCTCGTGGAAGTTTTCAATCTCCACGTCAGAAAAACCTTTTAGACTATACAAGTCAGTGTATGATCCACCGGGAAGCACTGTAACAGTGCCAACAGTTGACCATACATATTCATGTTTTATGCCTTCATACGTACCGAAATCGGTATAAGAATCGCCTATCACATGTCTTGTAAAATCCATATATTATTACCCTCCGCAGGGCAATAATAGATAAGGTGACTACGGTCGCCTGCATAACCGAAGTACCTATGTTCTCAGCAGCATTTACAACCTGCTAAGAACTAATACTAACAACTATAAGTGCTATCCTAGCACCAGTAGAAGTTATGTATCCAATACGTTATCAACGTACTGGAACCAAGGGGGG